CATCGAATCTGAATAATCTATTCGGGAAGTAGTCTAAACGAAGTACGTAGTCGCCTACTAATGCATTCGATGGAAATACAGTACCTGGTGTGACGGGTAAGCCATTTGGTGGTAGTGAGTTACCTGTTAGGTATCCGGTTAACCAACCATTGGCGACAGGTGTTATTGATGACTTGTCTGCTTTGGTTTTATCCGAGTCAGCAGTATGCAACGTGTTGTCAACCGAGACTCCATGACTATCATCGGGAATATTATCACCCCCGACAGGTTCTATGTAGAATTTACTAACATCGTAACCACTAAGTGGTAACTCAGCAACTGCTTGTGTTACGATTGCCTCATTAATTTCTGTATTCTTATTATGTGTGCTTATTAAGTCGTTAATTGTTCCCGCAGAATAATCATCTGCTGTGAATAAATCACTATCGACGGTTATATTAATACTATCTACACTATCGCATATATTTCCATCCGCATCAGCAGGGTTGGCATATATATCCAAAACACTTTTGTATTCTTGACTACCTACTAGTGGAGTCGCTTTAACACGCCATAAGTGTGGTTGCCATGTTTGGCTAAAACCCTCACTAGCAAATGATGCATCTTGCACTACATACAATTTCGGCAATGCAGTTTGTATAGATGTATCTAGTGGGTGAAAATCTTTTAAGTTGGGAACTTCAATAACATCACCAGCCATCAACTTACGTGCCATTGTATCAATCATGTTATTGTAATGGAACGTAATGAATAAAGTATCTTGTTGTAGGAATAAGCCGAATTGACTTAAATCGAAGTCGATATCTTGGATATTATAAACACCACGCATTTGGTACACATCGGAATCATAACTTCTGTCTCTGTTTTCAAGAAGTAATAAATCTTCAATAAAGGTAGGGTCTGTTGTTGTTGACCCTGGTTGGGTAGCATCGAAATTTTCAGCACTTGGTGATATAGTAGCATCTCCTGTCGGAGTTGGACCTAAATATTTGTGTATGAATATGTCAATGCCACCAACCGTGTACATTTCCGCGATAGTTCTATCTAAGAATCTGTAATCACTCGTTTTATTTTGGCGGTATAAACTTAATCTAGGCATATCATGTAAATGAATTCTTATTCATGTATTTATGCAGAACTATTCTTACCATTTTTGTTAAATTGTGAGTTTATTGTAGGATTAATTGCATAAAATATTACATTTTGATAACTAATTACTAAAATAAACTTAAAATTACACATACAAGAATGGCAAGAGGAAAAACATTAGACCAAAAGGGCATTGGTGCCGAACCATCGTGGGATGAAACATCACAACCATTGGATGATGATAGAAGTATCGTCAAAATTAAAACGTTTAATTACTACAATTACTTCAATGGATACAAAGAAGCAAAGGTGATGGTATGTGAATACCTAACTAAAAATAAAAATCCAAATATTAACTTAATCAAAAAAGTACATGACCATCAATTCAATAAAAGTGTTGCATGGCTCATGCGGATGGCATCGAATGGGTTTGTGTTATTGGACGATGAGATTAATATCATTGATGTTGAGGTAGATAGATTGGTTGTCGTCGCAAAAGAAGTGAAAAAAACTAATGATGAGAAAATAGAGAATTCCCCAAAGAAACCAAACGTTCAAGAAATCATGCAGATGAAAGCAATGATTGTTGGTGGGGATTTGGAAGGTTTATTAGATGATTACATCAGTGATGGTGTTCAAGCAAAGCATAAGATTAAACCAATTGGCACATTAATGTTGTCGACGATGTTACCACAGCATGTTTCATTATTGCTTGACCCGTGGGAGAAGCAAAAGAAAGAATACGAAGAATTGCAAACCACGGAAGATAAAGACTTACTAGAATCGTACAGTAATTTTGGTAAGTTACAAATACGTAATCTAATTAAGTTCTGTGAATTGGTGATACATGATTTACATAGTTATGTGACGTACAAGAAGTCAACTAGAGCGAAACCAAAGCGAAAAGCAGTACCTATTGCTAAATTGGTAGGTAAATTGAAGTACATGAAAGAGTTTAGTGAGTTGGGGTTAAAGAGTTTATCACCAACTAAAATTCCTGAGTCTAAAGAGATGTTTGTGTACGACACTAAGAAGCGAAAATTACACTATTACAAGGCAGATGAGTTATCAGGTGGGCTAACTGTTAAAAACAGTTCAATCATTGGATTTAGCGCATCTGAGTCATGTATTAAGACCCTTCGGAAGCCAAAAGAACAGTTAAAAGAGTTCATGAAGTCTAGTAAACCAAATACTAGGAAGTTTTTTAAGAATATTAAGGCAGTTGAGATAAAAACGTCAGGTAGATTCAATGAGAATCTAATTCTTTTGAAAATATTCTAATTTTATCCAAAATCCTATCACAAAGCACCCTTCGGGGTGCTTTTTTATTGTGTTGATGTAAAATATACTTGCACAAATCACTTTTTTATGGTATAATACGCAGTATAAGAATAAAAAAAGGAATTACAAAAATGCAAAACACACAAGCAATCGACACTTTCTTAGCAACATGGAGACAAGCATCATTTACTTACTACACAGAATTATATAACGAACAACGTAAGTTACACGATGTTAGATGGGTGTTAATGGAGAAGTACAATTACAATTGTGTTAGTTCTAATACAGTTTTTGAGCCAGAGTACGTAGAAGCGCAAGATGCACTTAAAGCATTTAACAAAAAACAAACCAAATCAGATTTATATATTTTAGAAAATATAAATTACGATTACAATCAAAAGCGTGGCACACAGTTCTTAGATAAGTTACTTGATAAAGAAGTTAAATCGAAGAAAGTGCAGTTTATTGCTAGAATTGAAAAGAAGTCGGGCGAAATTAAAGATGTTAATTTAACTATCGGAACAGACGGTTCAATTAACGGCACGGTAATCGGCGAAGAAGCAAGGGTAAATGTTTATTCTATTATCGCAGGTGGATACAACATTCAAAAAGCACATTACAGAGTTTTAGTTAAGGAGGTAGCATGAAAGTAGTTAAGTACAATTCGAATCGAGGGGTCAGACATGGCATCATCGTCAAGGAAGGTCGTAAGTGGACACAACTCATATTAATTGAACACCCAATTCGAATTACCAAGGTACTAAATGAAGAGCAACGTTCTATGACCGAAGTTAGTTACCGATTCGCGAGAGCAAAGCGTATAGTACGTGACATGGTTAAGTCACATTATGGTACGATAAGAAATGCACCAAAGAATGTTAGAGCAGTTTTGAAATAAATTCAACATATTAATTTTATTCATGGTATAATACACCTAACAAAAACAAAAAAGGACAATAACATGAAACTATTAACTAACGAAATCAAAAAGAAACTTAGAAGTAATTACATCAAACAAGAAGAAGAGAATATGCTCGGGGGTGAGAAATTTTCAAGAAGTGTTAAACCTGTTGTTAAGTTTTTTAACCCAACAGGCGTAGGGACTTGGTTAATCACAGACATGGATGAACATGGTATTATGTTTGGTTTGTGTGACTTAGGTGTTGGATGCCCCGAATTAGGGAACGTGGCATTACAGGAGTTGGAACAGGTTCGACTTCCGTTTAATTTGGGTATTGAGCGTGATATTCACTGGGAGGCGAATAAAACGCTAATGGAATACTCAAATGAAGCGATTGAAAATCAATACATCAAAGCATAGGAGAAATGACATGACATACGAAGAACAAGAACAAGAATTTGCAAGACGCACACACGCCAAGCATAATCGTACAATTACTATGGAGTCAAAGGATAACGTTTGGGCATGGCGCAAACTTATTGAAGACAACAGTGCCAATGGCAAAATGTCAGTTGAGCGTTGGGGCAGAGATTGTGACCAATTTGAATCAACTAGTTTAACTGAGATTGATGCTACTTTAGATGCACTTGCTACGTTAGTAGAAGATGTACAAGAGTACGCAGAAGGTCCGTGGAGTTTGACTGTAATGACACAAGAAGAGGTTGCTAATTGGGAACGTAAAGAACACGACCACGGAGCAGAACAACTCAACTATTAACATAAAAACATAAATACAACAATAGTAATTTAACATGGAAAATAACATGAACTTACAAGAAAGCATCAGAAATGATTTAAACAAAATTGCCGAAGTGGAAGACTCTAATGTGGAGAGGTATTATGCTGTATATGTATTTGGTGAACTAGTAAGTGACACCTTTGGTCACCTAACCAAAGATGAAGCGATGGAGTTGGTGGATGAATACGAACTTGAGGGTTATGATTTGCAGGATATTGATATGCGTGAAGTAAATGAAGTAAATGAAGTAAATGAAGAAAGTTCAGAATACCAAATATTAGTTAGGGAAACGCATGAAAATGTGATTAACGTAACTGCTAGTTCGTTAGAAGAAGCAAAACAGAAAGCAATTGACATAGTTAAAAATGGTGGCGAAGAGTTGGAGTACATGGGGTATTCAAGTAAGTTATATGATGAATAATCACACAACTTAAACTAACTAAACTTTAGCATAAATATATGATAAACATTAAGAGTTTGTCATATGCCAACGCTACTAGAACTAAAACAAGATATATTTGATTATACCGCCCTAAGATTAGGCGAAGGTATAATTGACTTGGAGTTAGACCCTGCTCACTACGAAATTGCATACAAAAATGCATTAGGCACATATAGACAACGCGCCCAAAACGCTACTGAAGAAAGTTATACTTGGGTAGAGTTACAACAGAACGTAAACGAGTACACACTTCCCGCTGAAATTTCACACGTAAGACAAGTATTCAGACGTACAATGGGAAGTACAAATGGTCCGTACAGTTCAAGTTTCGACCCATTTAGTTCAGCAACATTAAATGTATATCTATTAAACTTCACTTATTCTGGTGGACTAGCAACATATGAAATGTACACACAGTACGTGGAATTAGCGGCTAGAATGTTTGGTGCGTACATGAACTACACATACGAACCTGTAACACGTAAGTTACGTTTGATTAGAGACCCAAAAGGCGACGGTGAGGTTGTACTACTTTGGACGTACAATAATAAACCAGAAACAACATTACTACAAGACCATCAAACAAGTCAGTGGATTAGAGAGTACACGTACAGTTCAGCAAAACAAATTATGGGCGAAGCACGCGAGAAGTTTGCTAGTATTAGTGGACCACAAGGCGGAACAGCATTAAACGGTTCTCAACTTAAAGCAGAAGCAACTGCTGAAATGATGCAATTGATTGAAGACTTGAAGAACTTTACAGACGGTTCACAACCGTTAATGTGGGTTATAGGTTAATTATGAAAATAAACGAAATCACAGAAGGTATAAATGAGCACCGCATGGTGTGGAAGTCTACCAAGAAAGGACCTAAGTTAGCATGGCGTTGTACTTCTGGGTTTAGAACAAATAGAACAGTTCCTGACGCTAGGGATTGTGGTAAGCCATTGGACTATGCACAACGTGCTAGAATGAAAATAACTCGTGCTAGAACATCAAAAGCACAAGCACGCAAATCAAAGAAAACCAAGAAGATAAATCCTATCTCTAAACTTATTCGTAAGATGAATAAAGCAACAGCACCGAGAAAAATAAAAAAGAAGAAAAAAAGATAAACTAAAAACAATAGTTCGGTAATTTCAAATAGCATATTATATAAATCCACTGTATAATTGTATAAATGCATTTGATGATAGATATAGAAACACTTAGTACTGAACAGAACGCTATTATTTTAAATATTGGTGCCATTGGGTTTGACCCATTCTCGGATAACATATACACACAGCATACATTCTATTCTAGAATAGATATAGAATCACAGTCAACACGTCATGAAAGTGAAGAAACACTGAATTGGTGGTCAAAACAACATAAAGATGCACAGGATGAAGCATTTGGTGAGGATAATCGTATCCCATTGAATATTGCGTTAGGTGAATTATCTAAACTAGTTAGGAAATCAAGTAAGGTATGGTCACAGGGTGTTGGCTTTGATATCCCCATTCTAGAAGATGCGTACAAAGATTATGGGTATTCGCACCCATGGAAATTTTGGGATATACTTGATTGTAGAACTATAATTAAAATGAATCCAACGAAAAAATTAGGAAATAGTCACCATGCGTTAGAAGATTGTGTAAATCAGATTGATATCTTACAAGACACGATTAAAAGATTAAAGATTACAAAGATAGGTTAGTAATCCGCGATTAAATCCCCTTGTGGCCAATTCTTAGTATGTTGCAACTCTGTTTCACAATTTAAACACACGGTTTTTAGATTCATAACCATCAGTGGGTTATTATTAATAACATATACATCTAATTGTTCTGGGTACGTTGCTTTGAACCCACACTTCTCACATATCTGTTTCTTTATGTAACCTTTGAAGTTTTTATTTTTTGAGGATGTCTTCCTTTTCTTCGAACATGTACTGCATACAGCCCGATAATGAGTGATGCCATCTTTTTTATAATTGATTGCAACAGGTCTTTCCCCACAACTGCAAATTGTTCGTTCTTTTTGTCCTTCTGGTTTTCTACCTAAACTAACTTTTTCTAGTTTTTTTATATCTTTGATTAATTGTTCCTTTTCCAGTTTCAATTCTGTTAATTGTTCCTTTTCTAGTTTTTTTATATCTTTGATTAATTGTTCCTTTTCCAGTTTCAATTCTGTTAATTGTTCCTTTTCCAGTTTCAATTCTGTTAATTGTTCCTTTTCGACTGCTATCTCTGCTTGTCTTGCATCCGATAAGTATCCTCTGATATTATAGAATGTTTTTTCTGAACCATATTTTTTAAGTATCGAACGTTCGTGCTTACTTGCTTGACTTCTTGTGTTCCATGTTTTAAGAATTCTTTTTTTAAATTGGTTGATTCCTAGTTTTCCTATATCTTCTGTCAATGGCTGACTAGACCCCCAATAATTATCATTTTTTGGTTCATATTTGCATGTTCGCATACCGATGTATTTTCTTTTGGATATTTTGTTTATGATTATATAAGTGTAATGTGATGGCATAGCATTTGAAAATAGATTAAAAGACTAAAAGTATTTATTATGTTAATTAATTAACATAATAAATACTAATAAAACACACAAAGGTTAAAAAGGTACTTCTAAATACCAAAATTTACCCAAATCAAATAAATAGTTTTAATATAATAATTAGATTAGGGAGAACCCAATGGCATTAGTTTCACCAGGAGTCGAGGTAACAATAGTAGATGAAAGCGCATATCCCGCAGCATCAACGGCAACAGTACCATACATTTTAATAGCAACTGCTGAGAACAAGATTAATGGAGCAGGCACTGGTTCTGCATCAGGAACTTTAGCAAAAGCAATCGGAAATACGTACTTAATTTCAAGTCAGCGTGAATTAGTTAATACATTTGGCAATCCGTTCTTTTATAAGACATCAGGCGGCACACCAATACATGGTTATGAATTGAATGAGTACGGACTTCAAACTGCATATTCAGTTCTCGGAGCGAGTAACAGAGCATACGTTCAGCGTGCAGATATTGATTTAGCACAATTAACACCTACGACAGTACGACCAGCAGGAGCATCAGCAGATGGAACTTATTGGTTGGACACAGCAGAAACACAATGGGGCATCTTTGAGTGGAATTCAACCACTGAAGCATTCGCAAATAAAGTACCAACAGTTATTACATCAACTGGAGATTTAGTTGGTGGAGTAGCAGGTGGAGCACCGTTATCAAGTGTTGGCGCTATTGGTGATTATGCAGTAAATGCATTGAATGCCAGTAGTCCTGTTTATTACAAAAACCGTAATAACGTATGGGTTCAAGTTGGCGATAATAGCAATACAGCAAACACTGCAGATTTAGATTGGTATGATAGTCATGCATGTGTAACTAGTGCATCAGAAAGTACATTGACTATTCTCACTGCACAAGATATTACTATTAATGGAACTGCATGTACGACAGCAGGTACTACATTAGCGGATGTTGTTACCGCGATTAATGGACAAGCAATTGCCGGTATTACAGCACAAATTGTTAGTAATAAATTAGAGATTTATGCAAGCCCCGATGCTGCTAAAGTGTCTGCAAATGAGGTTATCGGAACTAATTTTATTATCGGCAGAGAATATGAGATTAAAACAGTTGGCACAACAGACTTTACGTTAGTTGGTGCTAATAGTAATACCATTGGTGAGACATTTATCGCTACAGGTGTTGGTACCGGAAATGGAGTTGCGTACGACAGAATTATGGTTATCACGGATAATACTGGTGCTGGTATGGGCGGAACACATCCTACATTAACATTTAGACAGAGTTCACATACACAAAACCCATCTTGGAGAGCAACAGATTTTACTAGTGCTACTGTTGGTCGTCCTACTGGTTCTATTTGGATTAAAACAACGAGTGTTAATTTAGGTGCTAATTTAGTAGTTAAGAGATATGACATAGCATTGGCATCATGGGTAACACAATCAACCCCGATATACGAAGATGATGCGACTGCAAATAAGACATTAGATGCAACCGCAGGTGGTAGTACAATCGCAACAGGTTCTACTTACGGAACGTACGATTCTAGTGATAATGATACTGCGACTATTAAAGTAATGGTACGCAGTGGAACGGGTGCTACTGAGATTACAGGTTCTTTAACCACTCCCGCGTTTGTAATTGGTGAAACATTTACGATTAGTGCTAGTGACAAAGGTTCGAATAACATGACCACTCCTGTAACAGTAACAATGACAGGTATTACAGCAACAACATTTGTCTCTGATTTAACAGCATTGGCTCCTACCAATGTAACGGCGGCAGTACTTACAACAGGTGCAATTAAAATTACACATGCGCAAGGCGGAGTAATCGAAGTTAAAGATACAAGTGGTACTCCAATGACAGATGCAGGAATTACTGCAACTTTGGATAATGTACGCGCAGGCAATGACACGAATTTAGTTCTTAGTAATTGGGGAGTTCTCGCTACTAAAACAGGTTTCAGTGCTAATAGTATTGCTCCTGGTCAAGACCCATCCGAAGGTACTAAATGGTACTTCAGTGCAATTGATGAGTACGATTTAATGATTCATGATGGAGCAGGTTGGAAAGGTTATCAAAACGTAACTAATGATGTTCGCGGTTTTGATTTATCAGCAACTAGTCCAAATGGTCCAATTGTTTCAGTATCTGTACCAATACAACAAAGTGATAAATCCGCATTGGTGCATGGTGATATTTGGATTGATACCAGTGATTTAGAAAATTTCCCATTAATTCACAGATGGCAAACAGTTGATAGTATAGCGCAATGGGTTTCATTAGATACAACAGACCAATCCACTGAGAATGGCGTATTGTTTGCAGATGCTAGATGGGCTGAGAACGGTACTACAGACCCAATCAGTGATGAAATTACAACAATTAAAACATTACTTACAAGTGATTACTTGGATTTAGATGCACCTGAGAGTAGTTTATACCCAACGGGAACGATTCTTTGGAACACAAGACGTAGTGGTTACACAGTTAAAGAATTTAAATTAAATTACTTTAATGCATTGGCATTTACTGGTGTATTACCAACCGAAAAAGGTACATGGGTTAATGCTTCTGGTCTTAAAGACAACGGCGAAGCGAATATGGGCAGATTAGCACAGCGTTCTATTGTTATTAAAGCAATGAAAGCAGCAATCGATACCAACACTGATATTCGTGAAGAGCAACGTGTATTTAACCTAATGGCAACTCCAGGGTACCCAGAGTTAATGGTTAACATGGTTGCACTAAATAACGAACGTAATAATACAGCGTTCATTGTTGGTGATTCACCATTAAGACTTAAAGAGTCAGGAACAGACCTTATTAATTGGGCAACTAATAATAGCGGAACTGGACTTGCAACGGGTGATGGTCTTAATGTTAATGATTATTATCTTGGTGTATTTTACCCAAGTGGAAAAACAACTGATTTAAGTGGCACGACGATTGTTGTTCCACCAAGTCATGCGATGCTTAGGACAATAATTAGAAGTGATGACCAATCATATCCATGGTTAGCACCTGCTGGCACTAGACGTGGTAACATTGATAATCTCAGTGCTATTGGGTTTTTAGATTCAGAAGGTGAATTCTCACAAACTGCAATTAGACAAGGTTCACGAGATACTTTATATGAGAATAGTGTTAACCCACTAACTTTCATTCCAGGTACTGGACTTGTTAACTACGGCAACAAAACTACTAAATCAGGTTCAGCGCTTGATAGAATCAATGTAGTTAGGTTAGTATCATATATCAGAATGATGGTTGATTCACTCGCTAAGCAGTTCTTATTTGAGCCTAATGATAAGTTAACTCGTGACGAACTTAAAGGTTCTATTGAGAAGATAATGAATGACCTTATCGCTAAGCGTGGGTTATATGATTACTTGGTAGTATGTGATTCAAGTAATAACACACCTTCTCGTATTGACAGAAGTGAGTTATACGTTGATATCGCCATCGAACCAGTGAAAGCAGTTGAATTTATCTTTATCCCTGTTCGAATTAAGAACACAGGTGAGATTAGCAACGGTTCGTAAGACTTAAAAAGTTAAGTTAAATAAAAAGCACCCTACGGGGTGCTTTTTTAATGGGAGAACCAATCTGATATTGATGGTTTGTTGATTCTCTCTGTTGCTAATTCAAAGTATTCTTTGTTTAATTCAATCCCTACAAATTTACGATTTAATTCTTTGGCAATAATTCCTGTTGTTCCTGAACCCATAAACATGTCACCAACTGTATCACCAACTTCCGTTGTCAACTTGATAAAAAACTCAGGTAAGTAACTTGGGTACACTGCGGGGTGTTCTATATTTAAGTTGGACGAACTTCCTGTAATTACATTAGATGGTCTAACCATGTCGGTTGAAATGCGCTTACTCATATTCATACCACTGCCGTTGGTGGAAAGATTCCTTCCGATGTTATTTCGTTTCTTCTCTTGTTCTAAATTCTTCGACGTTGATTTGATTAAACACTCATTTGGAAAGAATTTATAATCATTCGTTTTAGTGAAATGATATATTCTCTCCCATCCATCCTTCAATCGCTTTTTACTACCTGTTGGGAATGGATTAGTCTTATTCCATATAAATTCATCAACGAATCTAAATCCTAATTCCTCTACCATATGGATTACTAATTTATACACGTATAAATCCCTTTGTCCTTTGTGGCAGTGCTCTTTGATATTGAAAAAGAAACTACCATCATGTGACATTGTTCGTTTTATCTCAGATAGCATCGGTGAAATCCACGATATATAATCATTGGACTCTGCGCCACCGTAGTCTCGTTGTTTTGCGTATGGTGGTGATGTTATCCATGTATTAACCGAATCATTGGTTAGTGTTTTTAAAACATCTAAACTATCACCATTGTATAAATCAACCAAACCACTTCTCCAATGATTCGTATTGTTTAAATTGTTCTATGTTCTTCTTGTTTATCACGGCATTATCGAAGTTGAATTCAGGTTGCTCAATCTCTACGTAACCGTTGGTAGTTTGTTCCTTCCATTTTAAATCTGTTATCTTCGGATAACCTGAGTTCAATTGCCATTCTATGTTATTTTTAAGTAACCGTTTTCCTTTATTATTTAATGGGTACATATATCTGAACATTAGACCCTTGATTCGCCTCATGCCAATCTTATTGATGTAATCGACAGTTGGCCAAAATAGTTTTTCTTTATCCCACTCGGTTGTTTCTCTTAACCAATCTGCATTGTCTTTGAGAACACCCTTCATTGACCTAGGATGTACCTTTTCGCCTGTGTTAGTCATAAATGAGTCTGTCCAATAACTACCACCGTACCAAAAATTGAATGCTTGGTACACATATCCAGGTTTTCCCATAATTCCATCAGCCATTGTGTAAAGTAATGAAACATCAGGTCTGTTTTTCTTAATCCATTTGACTACTTCTTTTAACATTTGGGTTTCTGAATTTCTTGGCATTTCCTCGGTCATGCACATTTTCCCAATTTCAAGATAGTCAATGGTATCGAGTGATGGGAATAGTTTCTTTATTGTGCCTTTTGGTTGTGTACCCCAACCCAATGTAAGCACCCCAACTAATTCATCATTTAGATGGATGCCCAAATAATGCTTAGTTAGTCTTGGGAATACTGGACTATAATGCAATCGTTGTGTGAATAGACCCGCTTTGCTTTTATGAATAACTCTAACGGTGAATTTACCCAAACCAATCTCTAATCGCATTTTCCTCTTCGTACTTCACTATATTGCCATCAGCATCTATTTCATTCATTCTAGTGTTTGGTTCAGATGAACATTTGGGACACACGTACGTCTTTTTAAAACGATTATCAGTGACTGTGCCTTTACCATTACAACATGAGTACACCGATGTTTTATCAAGGCTTGGGGACTCATCAGCGACATCCAATAAACATTTTAAATTCTTATCTAGTATATAGCAGTACCTGTGCTTTCTAGTTCTTGCAATCCACGCACCGTGTGTGTTTTTTGTTTCACCACGTGGATTCACCTTACCATCCGATGCTCTGAAGAAATCACTTTTAGGGGTTGATAGTCCGTAATAGATGAAATTACATACTTGGTATATAGAACCAACATGCCTACTATCATCTGCTAGTGTTATTACTGCTCGTATGCTGTGGTTACGCTTCAATAACTTCATACTATTTCCTAAAAGGAATGATGTTGCATTAGTACCATTTAACTCAGGTAATAAGCACAAGCGACTTAATTCAAGCACACTCGTGTCGGTATTATCTAAACCGAACCAACCCTTTAAAGCAACATTACCTTGTGGACTTGAAAAGGTAGCGACACCAACCAATTCCATATCGTAGAATAGTCCATATGAAAACATAGCAAAGAACTTTGCCTTTCCTAAGTAGTGGTATTCGGATATAAAGTTGTACGCAATTGGTTTTGGTATTTCTCTAATCTTGAATATCTGTTTCGCTTTTATTTCTCTATTTTTGAACGATTCGAAATCTAATGATTTTTGATTATCATCAGACCCGTTAGAGAAGAACTCACTAATCCCCATAAGTTTATAACATTACTCGGTTCATCAATGCCTTAATGGAAACTAAACATAACACTGACGCATTGTCATCACCACCATTTATAATTTTAGGTGCCATTTCTATAATCATTTCTCTTAGTTTATCGGTCTTGAACATCAGTGTGCAGATATGCTCATCATTCTTAATTAAGTTATGAACCCATATATCTGCTTCTGTTGTTGCTAACCCCGATGGTTTACCACGGCATGCAAGTTCGATTGCAATATTACCTGTTCGGTGCCATTGGTCACGTTCTGATTTAACTTCAGATTTGGTAGCACCTGAGAATATGTTATCAATGTATTTTTCCCATTGTTGTCCCCAATTGAGGTCGATGTCAAATTTTCTTAGTACATTTATATCTTTGCTTTCATTTAATGCCATGTTTCTCCTTAATCAAACCATTCTTTTAA